ATGCCCGTTATTCAAGGAGCAACACCAGATGAAATGATTGATTGTTATAATGACTTTACTGAGTATAGTGATAAATGGCCGATAATTGGTATACCTTTTGTTTATCGTTGGGCTGATAAAGACCCAACACTTCAAGCGAATGAAAGAATAAAGTTACTTGAAAGAATGGACAGAGAGTGTATTGATAGAGATATCAAACATCATCTATTAGGTACGTGGCAAGCAAGAGAATTTGCACATTATAGAGATTATAATTGGATTCATAGTATAGACACTTCTAATCCAGTAATGGCAGCATTAGACGGAACACCTTATGCAGGAATTCATGGATTAACACAAAAACCAACATCAACATTTGATTCTATTTACGATATGAAAGAAGAAGATATTGACTTAGATCTTTTATATTATAATGTTGATAGTTTTAGACAAATCGTTACGGGTAAATTTCCTGAGAGAAAATATCCAGAGAATTTAAATTATTTTAAATACTTTACATATTCAGGACAACATGGCTAATAAGATAGATCCAGAACACTATCAAAGTAATACAAAATTAGAAGCGATTGATGTTATAGAAGCTTTTGATTTAAATTTTCATCGCGGGAATGTTATTAAGTATGTTTTACGCGCAGGTAAAAAATCAGAAAAGGGTTACGAGAATAAAGATAAACAATTAGAAGATTTGAAAAAAGCTAAATGGTATCTTGAAAGAGTAATCAAAAATGTTACGGAGGGATGATGGACTTACGAGAAGCTAGAAATAAACTTCCAGAAGTTAAAGAAAATGTTGCAGTTATATTATCCGGTGGCATGGATAGTTCTATTGTTACAATGATGTTAGCCCGACATTATGGACCAGAAAAAGTATTTGCCTTAACATTTAATTATGGCCAAAAGCAAGCTGAAGAATGTATGAAGGCAAAAGAATTATGTCGTGAATTAGGCGTACCACATAAGCAATTAGATATAGGTTATTTCGGAGAGTTAGTTCAACCTATTAGTGCAAATATATCCGGCACTGATATTGACATGCCCGATATTAAAGAAGTATTAGGAGATCCTCAACCTGTTACATATGTTCCGTTTAGGAATATGATGTTGTTAAGTAATGCATGTGCCTTTGCGGAAGTAGTAAAAGCAGAATATATTTTTTGTGGGCTTCAAGTTCATGATGAATATGGTTATTGGGATACAAGCCAAGCTTTCGTAGATGCGCTTAATGGGATCACATCTCTAAATAGAACATTCAAGACACAAATTATTGCACCTTTCTCTTTGTTAAGCAAAACAGAAGAACTTAAAATTTGTAAAGAACTGGGGACATTTAATTTATTAAAACACACTCTGACATGTTATGATCCAGATAGCGAAGGTCGTAGTTGTGGAAGGTGTCCTTCTTGTTCTGAAAGGATTAAGGCCTTTCAAAACATTCAAGAAATAGATCCAATACCTTATCAGGTAGATTATAAAAAAGGCGATTAATGTGTAGTATTTCTGCAAGTAGAAATAAAGAAGAATTAATAAGATTAGTAGAATTAAATAGATATAGGGGAGAAGAATCTCATTCCTCCACTCAGTTTATATATCAAAAAGGAGAAGGTTTTCAAGTTAGAAGACAACATAAATCTTACGGACCTTTTGATATAAATTTGTTGGAAAAAGATTGGGATTATTGTATCGTTCATCAACAAGCTCCTACATCGAAAGAAGTTAACAATACCGATTTAGCAACAGGAAGATTTATTCACCCAGCCCAAAATGAAAAATCTTTTTTGTGGCATAATGGTATTATTAAAGAAGGAAAATTTGAAGGCGATTGGGATACAGAATGGTTATTTGATCTCACATTAGATGATTTGAAAAAAAGTCCTCTTAAAAGATTTGATGCTAAGATAAGTGAAGCGGATGGTACATTTGCATGTATGATGTATCATGATAATAATATATTTGTATTTCGCAATGAAATTAGTCCTTTATTTAGTAAAGGTTCCACGTTTTCTTCAACTAAATTTGAAGACTCCATACCAGTACATCCAAATACAATGTGGAGATTAGATTATGATATTGCTGTTTTAGAAGAAAAGTGGAAATTTAGCACAAAAGAAAACCCTTATCATTTTGGAGAATAATGTTTATACATCCCGTGAATGCCTCTACTGAGGTAACGAATATAGATGAAACAATGATACAACCTAATACCATTGATTTACGAATCAATGAGATTTATCGAATTGGCGCTGGCCCAATGCACATGGATGAAGATAAAAAAGAACATAGAAAATCTATAAAACAAAAAATTAATGAAGATGGAAATTTTGTTTTAGATCATGGTGCAAGTTATGAAATTCGTTCTAATCAACAAGTAGATATAGCAGAAGGTGAAATCGCATTACTTCTTGGTAGAAGCACTTTTAATAGAAATGGGGTTCTAATTGTAAGTTCAATATATGATTCAGGCTTTAAAGATTACGCCGGCGCTACTTTGTATAATATGGGTGGTGAAACGACAGTAAAACCAGGAACGCGCTTTGCACATTTGATTATAGCTAAAGCAGAATCTTTACACAAATATGATGGGGATTATGGCGAAAAAGATTGATATAGATAAAAAAAATATGATTAAAATGTTATCTCCGGAGACCTTTAATATAGATGTAAAGACTCTGGCAGATAAGATGCCTCTGATGGATGCTATATTACATTATTGCGAGCTACACAAGTTAGAATATGAAACAGCAGCTTCTTTAATTTCAACGGATCTTAAAAGAGTATTAAGAAAAGAAGCAGAAGAATTAAATTTTATTCAAGCAACTTCCAAATTGCCAATATGAGAGACAGCAGATGTTCGAAAGAATTAAAAAGAGTTGGGAAGATATTTGGTTACCCAAACTACAAGATGGTAAAACGAAAGTCGAATTAGAACGTGATAGACATTATGAAGCAAGGTGGGTTTGGTATCATACTCTTCTCGCAATTGAAATAGCCATTTCTAATTTACTTCTACTTTACATAGCAATAAAAATATGAATGAATTCGAGTGTTATAGTACTTATACAGCTCTGAAATTACATTTCACATCCGATTATGATTACTTCAAATATAATGGGAAATGCAATGTTACACTAGATTCTTTTAATAAAAGAAAAGAAAGATTTTTCTTTAAAAAATTATCTCGAGAATATAATAGTAAGGAATTAATAGATTTCTTAGTATCTAATTTTTCAAAGGATATAAATATGTGGATAGGTGATGCATTCGGAGAAAGGTGTGTATCAACTTATCGAGAATGGAAAAAACGTATTGAGAGTTTACAATATAATTTCCGTTCTGATTGTGCAAGTATCATGGATGACGACCCCAAGAATTTTGATAGTTTATTTGAAATAATTGACGGTCAACACCCTCCAATATTTCGATATGTTTTATCGAAAAAAATAAATATTGAAACATTTATTATGTTGGATGATATCTTGAACTTTGTACCAAAATTTAATAAAGAGTTGCAGGATGCAATAGTGTGGCCGGACTACTTTAAGATGTGTACGAAGTATAAACCTTTCTTTAATCATGATCTTAATGATAGTAAAAAGACTTTAAAAAAAGTCCTTGAAATTCAGTAGGATCTGGGTTATAATATTAGTTATATTATGACAGCGTGGACATAACGAAACAACAAAATAACAAAGCAGATACAAGGAGAAATATGTCGTTTGCAGATATGAAAAAGAAACGAGGTTCCTCATTAAGCCGCCTCAGCGAAGAGCTTAATAAAATAAACAGCCCCCAAGTTGGTGTAGATGATAGATTCTGGAAAGCAGATCTAGATAAAGCTGGTAATGGATATGCCGTTATTAGATTTCTTCCTCCTATTGAAGGAGAAGATCTTCCATGGGTACGTGTTTTCAATCATGGTTTTCAAGGACCAGGTGGATGGTATATTGAAAACAGTCTTACCACTAACGGTAAAAAAGATCCAGTTTCTGAGTATAATTCTAAACTCTGGGATACCGGACTCGAAGCTAATAGAGATATTGTTCGTAAACAAAAAAGGCGCTTAACCTATTACACAAATATTATGGTAGTAGAAGATGCCAAGCGACCGGAGAATGAAGGTAAAGTATTTTTGTTTAAATTCGGAAAGAAAATTTTCGATAAAATCAATGATATGATGAACCCTCAATTTGAAGATGAAACTTCTGTTAATCCTTTTGATTTTTGGGAAGGTGCAAATTTTAAATTAAAGATTCGTAAGGTAGAGGGTTTTACTAATTACGATAAAGCTGAATTTGCTTCTCCTTCACCATTATTTGAAGATGATGCGAAAATGGAAGAAACATGGAAGCTACAATATTCTCTTCAGGATTTCCTCAAGCCAGATAATTTCAAAACTTACGAGGAACTTCAAGCAAGGCTTACCAAGGTTTTAGGTAGTGGAGTTGATCCCAGTATGCAGAGAGCAGAAGAAACTGTAATCGGTCCAGTTGATACATCACCACCTTTTGATGGAGGTGTTCCTAATAGACCTACACCACAGCCAACTGCGGTAAGTAGTAATGTGGAAATGGGTTCGGGAGATGATGGTTCCAGTCTTTCTTATTTTGCTAAATTAGCTGACGAAGAATAATTATTCTTTAAGGGGGGGGATATTGATTTCCTCCTCCTATGATTTTCTGTTTCTCAGTGGATCATTCTTATTACCACTACTATCGATCTGCACAAGGTTAGTAGATACCACCGTTGAGGTACTATTATCTTGATTTGATAAACTCATGGCTTGAGTGGCGGCAGCTTCCTTTTGGGCTTTTAAATCAGCTTGCCTTCGTTCCTTATCTTTCATTGCTTGCCATTTCTTCTCTCCCATATTCGCGCGCATTTCAGCCATTTTTTCATATTTGTCGTTTAATAACAATTTTGCTGCGCCTTTGCCCATCGTTCCTGATTTCATTAATTTCGATCCTATCAAAGACATGATATTATCAAAACTCATAAAATTTTGAATCTTCGCCCAAAGCTCACCGATTACATCACCAATCATTGAGAATAATTTTTTAATACCTGTAAATAAAGAGAAATTTCCATCCTTATCTCTTAAGTTCTTATCAATCCATGCTACTGCGTTATTAAAATTGAATTTTTTTAATATCCAGGCAACTGCTTCTCCTAAAAGATTTGGGATGGCGAATATTATATCATCGAATATACTCTCTATACCGGCTCCTATTGCGCCTGTAATACCACCTTCCTTATATCCATCTATAACATTACTCACAACATCGAACACTGCAAAAATGGCTGCAATAGGAAGAAATATTTTACCAACTACTTTAGCAATTTTTCCAACGGTCTTTAATATTCCACCTAGTGGCTTTAATGTATCTGTTAAGGGAGATAATATACTTTTAAAGGTTTTAGCGATTTTAGTAACCCCACCTTCCGGTCCAAATGCTTTTCCAACAGTGGCTTTTAAATCTTGAAACATTTTTGTGGGCTTAGCTAATGCTTCCGCATTTAAGAATCCCATTGCACCGAAGCTCATTACGTTTACTAATTTGAAAAATCCCTTGGTAACTTTTAGCAAAGTTCCTAGCATATTATCCATTGCTATACCGAAACCTTTTTTATACTCCATAAGTTTCCCGCCTTCTTCAACTGCAGGAAATGATAAAAACTTACCAAATTTAGAACTAAAACCTGCCTTCGTTTTAGCAAAGCCTTCTACTACATCATCACCTATATTAAAAACCTTAGTTTTCATTTTAGAAAACAT